CGATAGTTGACGTTGAAGGCGAGGCGCCGCGGATGACCGCTGAGACCTCGACCCAGTCCAGGTCAAGGATGCGCCGCGTTGTTTCTTTACCGGCCCGGTCATAGACGACCGCGTCTCCGGCAGGGAGGTTGAAGCCCACCGACCACTCCCGGATATATTCGCCGGCGATGTTGGAGTAGGCTTCCTGACCGGCCTGGGTCTCCATGTTTAATTGCATCCGGGTATATAGGCGGTGCTCGTCCGCGGCGCCGGTCGGCTCGGACTGGGCGAATAAGACCTTCCCCACCAGCTTGCTCTGGTCGTGTCCGGCCAAGACCGGGATGGGGAGGTTCGACTTGATGCTGGCGTTGAAGGCTGCCGGGTCGATTATGTCCCCGTCCGCGTCCCGGACTCCCATCGTGTTGACGTATGCCTCGACAATACCGGCGCGGTCATCCAAAACTTTCGCGTCCGAGATATAAAACTTGTTGATCATGCGGTCTCCTCCGGCTTGTAGTTCCGGGGCATCGGTTGCCAATTCAAAGTCCCGTTGGGATGGTCGTCTATGTTTTGGGCGTCCTCGACGGTGTATATCTGGCCGTTGCGCTCGGCGCATGTCCGCCCATACGGGTCGCCAGGGTCGATGTAGTTGTCGTCCGGGTCGCCGTCTATATCGTCGGCGCGGACGTAGTTAAAGCCCTGTTCTTTGTAGAAGCCGACCGAGGTCAGATTTTGGCTCCTCATTACCTCCGTCCGGGCGATGAGCCGGGAGCGGTTCTCGGTCTCGGTCAGGATGGACCGGAGACCTGGGAATGGAGGGTCGGCGGTCGGGACTCCCCGCGCCAACTGGGAGATGGAGTAGCCATTCTCCAGGGCTATTCCTACCGCTCGGCTGATGGCCCGGTTGGTCGTGCTGTGGATTATCGTCGCCCTGGCCGGAGCCTGGACTAAGACCGACTGGACAAAGGGCAATCGTTCCGTCCACTCCAACGTCCCGGCGAGGCCGTTGGCGTTGATGGCGTCAACTGTTTTCTTGGACATCCGCTTCATGGCTTGCTCGATGATGGCCTGGAGGTCGGGTATGCCGTCCGGCAAGTCCAGCATGGAAGGATCAAAGCCCGATGGGAAGTCCTTGGAGTCGGAGCTGGTCCGCTCCATCCACCGTCCCAGGATGCCGTCCACCCGGTTGCGGAGTCCGCGGAAGTGCCGCTGGACCCGCTTCGCCATCTGGTCGGTCTCGGACTCCCGGTCCTCCAGGAGTTGGCGGCGTAACAGTCCGGCCCGTCTTGCTACCCTCGGCGCCTTCAAGGCCGGAAGGTCGTCCCATTCCTTGAGCGTTCCGACCGGCAAAGACTCCTCCACCGGAGCGGCGCCAACGGCCACCGGGGCCGGTGTCCCCTCGGCCACTTCAAAGATGGACGATGGTATCCTCCGGATCGCGCCATCGGTGACGGCCTGGAGTCCGAGTTGTTCCCTGGCCTCGTTCAAGGTCAGGATGCCGCCGGCGAATAGGCCGGTGACTCTGGAGGTCATCGCCTCGCGGTCGTCCAGGCCCGAGCGCATCTCGGCCCAGTCCACGGTCAAGGTCTCGTTGCCGGGATAATCGTCAAAGAGATTCCGGTTCAAGTGCCGGAGGATGCGGGAGACCATCGGCTCCAGGGTCTCGGAGTGGAAGGCCATCCGGGCCTCGCGGTAATTGGAATAGGTCGAGCGTTGGAGTCCCACGTTGGCCCCGACCAGGATGGCCGGGACGCCGAAGACGGCGCATATGCGGGACTCGGTCAGGTTGTGGAGTTCCGGGAGGGCCATATCTTTCGGAGCGTTTGCCATCGGGACATAGTCGGCGTCTTCATCGAGTATGGCGATGCGGTGGAAGTTGTTCCGTCCGCCAAACTGGGACCGCCAACGGGAGCGAATGGTTGCGGCCTCCTCCTGGGTATTGAGGCGCCGCTTGAGTTTCAATAGACCGGACGGGACGCCGGCGTTCTGGAAGTAGACCTTCGCGAAGTCGGTCATATTAAGATCAAGGTTGACGTTACGGGCCAAGACCTGGAGGGGAGACAATCCGTAAAGGTCGCCGCCGGGATTCGGCAGGGCGAGGTGGCAGATGTCCTCTCTGGGGATGGAGTAGTCCTTGCCGCCGACCGTGTAGACGTAGCCCTCGGCGCCGTGGTCCCCGCCGATTATCCGGACCCGGTCGGGCCGGAGGTGGTAGAGCGCGGCGACCTTCCCGCTCCGGTTGCGCTCCTTGAGCGTGTAGGTATTCCCGGCGACCATCAGATAGGTCACCAGGGTCTCGACAAAGGAATACCAATCGGAGGTCGGGTTGGGCTTGGATGTCAGGTCGTGGAGAAGGCCGGAGGTTATCTCGACGGAGCCGCCGCCCTGGGCGGGAGCCTGGACGTAGTACCGGGGAGAGGCCGCGCTGACCGCAAGCTCGCGGATGCAAGCATGGACGATCTCGCTCTTGGCGTATCCCTCGGTGGCGAATGATTCAAAGCTGGCGTCCGGGTAGGTCGCCTGTCCAACGTCATAATTGAGCGGGACGGCGACTGCTACGTCTCCCGGTTCTTGCTTGCGGAGGAAGTCCCAGAACGGCAAAAGTGACCTCCACCGGCTTCGGGCTTCCGCCTCGGACACTTGCCGGATAAGGCCACTGGTTAAAATCTAGCATAACGGGGAGCAAAAGAAAAGCCCCGGCGACTGGCCGGGGCTGGGTGGCTGGTGGGTTATTCCTTAGACCGAGAGTTGATAGTCGTCGCTGGTCATCCAATCCATCTCGGTGATGGCTTCGGCTTCGGTATCGTGGCGGGACCATTCGTGACCGCTCTGGAAAAGTCCCCATTGTGTTGCCGTGATAACAATCGCTCCGTTCTCGATGTGCCCGGTCTCGATTTTCTTGATCTCTATCATCTCGGTTCCTCCCTTGCTTTACTATGTATATTATAAGGGATACCATATGAATTAGCAAGTGTTTTGACAACCAATATTGCGGATTGGTATAAACTCGTTTTTCGCCTTCCGTTTCCTGTTCCACTCGGCCCAGGTCCAGGGTCGATACGGCTCGACCCGGTTGCCGGTCCCGGTGCAATGCATCAGCCCGTCCTCGTAACGGTAACTCAGATGCCGCCCGTCCCGGACGATGGTGTACGTCACGCCGGGAGTCGCGAGGGCATTGCGCCTCGCCCACCGCCGGCCAGCCTTCCAGTCCTTGGTCTTGACGGTTAATGCCATTACGATTATCTGGCCCATCCTGGATTGTCGGCCAGCCATTCCTGTAATCTCGGCGCTCCCTCCAGACTGCGACGGCTGGGCCGATAGAGTCTCTTGCCCTCTCCATCTCGCACGATAGCCCGCGGATCGAGTAACACCACGGGCTTATCTTCTTGCTCACCGAGGTCAACCGCTAACGACGGAATCCCATCAGGCTTTATCAAGCCCTTCCAAACTCCATCAAGGACAAAATGTTTCCCCGATGGATATGCAATCTGGAGAATCATAGGATAAGCTTCACGCCTCGTTCCGGGTCTTGCATCGGGCGCAGATGATGACCGTCCCCCGCTCGGCCTTCTCGGCCAGGAGCTTCCCACAAAGGTTGCACCGGAGTTCCTTGGTCAATCGTCCTCTTGCTCCTTGATGAACTGGGCGCATATCCCCAGGAGGGCGGACGCCATCGCCAGCATCGCTAGTTCAGCCGCTTTATCCTCGCGGGTATTTATGGTGTTCGCCTTCCATTCCTTGGCATTTTGCTCGGCCTTGACCAACCATTCCCGGCCTTCGGAGAAGTAGTCCTCCGGAGTTTTCATCACCATACTCCCACTCCTGGCCCCGGCGCCGCGTAGCACATCGCCAGGGCGTCGGCATCGTCGGGGCTTCCGCCCGTTGACCGTTTCTTGAAGTCATCCTTTGATTCCAGTTTTATCCTCCGGTCTCCCTGGACGGTGTACCGCCGCGCCGAAAGCTGGGCGATCACTGACGGATTGTCGTCAATGTCAATCATGCCGTCCCGGAAGGCTTGGCCCAGTTCCAGCCACGCTTCCGCGATGGCGTTGACGTACCTGTCAGACCTCCGGGCCTTCTCCCCGCCGTTGAAGGCGACGATCCGGACCCGCCCTCCGGCCACGTTCTCCTCGTTGAGCCTGTCGGTGACTCCCCCGCCGACGCCCGTGTCGTCCACGATTATCTGGCCCACCTCCGGGTCGTCTTCGGCCATCGCCTTGAGATGTCCGGCGACCTCTTGGGTATCCCGGCCTTGGGACTTCCAGACCAGTCGGCAGACGTTCCCTTGCCGGCGGTAGACCACCGTCTTGTCGGCGCCGAATCTGGCAACGTCACAAGCCAGCGTAGCCTCGCCCTCCGGTTCCAGTTGCCGCTCGACCGCGTCCATCAGGAGAGACCGCGGGACGATGGCGTCCTCCAGGTTGTCCGGGAACCGGCCCAGGACCGAGGCGATGTACAGGGCCGAGTCCTCGCCCCACTCCAGGCGCCGTTCCTCGATCTGTTCGGTGGTCACCATGCCGGGGATTATCTCGCGGCCTTGCTGGACGTTGGGCGTGTCGGATGCGGCGATCTCGATGGTGTGGTAAAGGTCGGCGCCGCCGTGGAAGGCGTCGTAGAACTCGCCGGAGCTGGCGAAGGCGTTCCCCGTCAATAACATTCGGGCCGGGTTGAGCCGCTTGACGGCGTCGATGTGGGATTGCTCGATGTTGTGAGCTTCGGTCAGGATGACCAGAAGGTTCGGGCTGTGGAAGCCCTGGATGTTGTATTCGTTATCGGTGGCGAATCCGACCGCATAGTGCCGGTCGTCCAACTCCCACCGGGCCGTCCGGTACATCTGACCGCCGAGCGGCGCCCTCGCCGTGAGGTATGCCGACCTGGCTTCCTTCCAGACGATGTCGGAGACCTGGCGATGGGTCGGGCCGAGGACAACGCAGATGGCGGGATAACGGGTCGCCATCCACCAGAGCATCACCCTGGCCGATTGCCAGTCCTTGCCGGTCCCGTTGGCGCCGACCACCGCGACCCGGTTATGGTCCCGGACGGCCCTCGCCATTTCCAACTGTTTGTCGTAAACGCTGGCGCAACCGAGGACGGCATCCCAGAACCAGGCCGGATCAGTCCTGGAGTGGTCAACCAGGAATTGTTTCTCGGCCTGGGATAGCGTTGTCATGTCCGGTCGGACGCATTATGGACGGTCAAGCGCGGCTTCGCTTTTGGCCCGGTGACTCGTATCTTGTAGTCACATTCGGGACACCGTGTCCACCGGGACTTTGTGCCATCCCGATGCCGTTCTATGTGATCGCCCACACGCCGGACAGTGTTGCCATACTGGACTTCGATCTCGCCGGTTACGGGAGACCCGCCAGCGATACACAATACGCGGAGCCGTCCAATCTTGTCATAGCTCTTGACCGTCCGTCCTGTCTTCTTGGCCCACGGCCAGGTCAGTCCCCATATCGACACGTTCTCCCTCCACTACCTGGCCGGCGCCGTCCATCGCTTCCCGGAGGAGGTCCGCGAAGGTAACGCCGCCAACCATGACATTCTGTTGTTGGAGTTGGATCAAAGGCTTCTCCGGTATCAGTCCGCCGATGGTATCCAGGCGCCGGAGAATGTCCAGGACGATCCCCGTGGCCCTCGCGGCCTGGGTGTCATCGGGGCCGGTGGCTTGAGACCACCAGCGGAGGAGGAGCCGTTCATACCTTGACCGCTGGAGGTTGTACTCTTGCTGGACGGCTTCCTTGTCGTCCCGGCGTACCTCGGCCAGCCGTCTTTTGACATCGTTCCAGACTTGCGCCCTGGACACGCCAAGCTGGTCGGCGATGGCTTGCTCGGTCGCCCCGGCCATCTTCATCTGGATGACTTGTTGGC